TTGCGGATTTAATCCTTGAGGACCATTAACTCCTGTAATTCCTTGTGGTCCTTGCAAGCCTACAATTCCTTGTGGTCCTTGAAGTCCTGTAGGACCCGGTATTGTACCCGCAGGACCTGTAGGCCCCGCTATTGTACTTGCAGGACCCATTAATCCTGTCGGTCCTTGATTGCCCTGTAAACCTATTGCTCCTACTCCTCCTGTTGCGCCTATTGTTCCTATTGGTCCGGGTTCGCCTTGTGTCCCCGGATTTCCTAATATACCTGTAGCGCCTGTTGCGCCTATCAAACCTATTATTCCCGGAATCCCTTGTGTACCTGCAACTCCCTGAACACCAACTGTTAAATTTGCAAGTCCTTGAACTCCTTGTGAACCTGTTGCTCCTATTGGTCCTTGAGGACCTTGAGGGCCTGTTGCTCCGGGAGGACCTACAGGATTTACTGTTATTAATGTTAGTAAATCACTAACTAAAAAATTTTTAGTTTCATTTGTCATATATGAGTCTACATCAGTACCAATAAGCATGTCACTTATGGTAGGTACTGCATTAACAATATATGTACTTATTTTTGGCATAATTAAATATTAGCTATTCTAACCGCTAAAGTGCTTAATAGAATATTTTTAGCGATAGTAGTTATACCTGCAAGTCCGGTAAAACCATAAGCAAAAGCACCATTACTACTACTCTCCGTAGAGCTCCAATAGAGGCTATTAGCAAAATAAGGAGGAGCAAAACCACTTGCCGCTAATGACCTAGTAATTGGTACTGCTGCATTATAAACCATATTTAATTCTTCTATTGAAGGTAAATACCAATCGGAATAGCCACCCAATACTAAATTATTAGCATATTCTGCTGCAAATGGATCGCAACCAATACAACCTGCCGCCTGTGCAACTATTGCTGTCGTGTTTGGTTGACCATCATACCTATTTGTTGCGCCCGGTGCAGGAACAGTATTATTAACTTGAGTTTGTACAGTCCATTTCCTAGTAATTGAACTTTGCGGACTTTGTACAATAAGCACTTTATTAGTAAATACTGTACTGCCTTCTACCCATTGTGCTGCTATCCAACCTCCTTGATAGAACTTACCTATATTATTGTTGGTATTAGCACCTGCGGGACCTGTTAGTCCAATTGGGCCTTGTGCTCCTGTAGGGCCTATCGGGCCTTGAATACCTGCAGGTCCTGTAGCACCTGTGGGACCTGTTGGACCTGTAGTACCTGTTAATCCTATTACACCCGCAGGACCCGTAGGGCCTATTGGGCCTTGTTGTCCTTGAATTCCTGTTAATCCTGTCACTCCTATTGCGCCTGTAGGGCCTATTGGCCCTATAGGACCTGTTTGCCCTTGTCCTCCTGTAGGTCCTGTCACTCCTATTGGACCTGTAGGACCTATTGGACCTTGTGGACCTGTTAGTCCGATTGGTCCTTGAATACCTTGTCCTCCGGGAGGACCTGTTGCTCCTATTGGACCTTGAAGGCCTGCTACTGTACTTGCAGGGCCTGTTAGTCCAATTGGACCTTGTGGGCCTGCGGGACCTTGATTTGCTAATAAAGACCAATGAGCAGGGTCTGAAACAGGATTTGAAGCTGAAGGGCCAACAGTACTTATACAAAAATAACTAGCTCCACCAAATCCAACAGCATCATCCATAGCATATGTAGACAAGGGATTCCAAGTACCCTGCCAAGTTAATCCTGCGGGGCTAATTGCTCCTGTAATTCCTTGAATACCTTGAGGGCCTGTTACTCCAATTGGACCTGCAGGACCTGTCGCTCCTACTACTGTACTTGCTGCACCTGTTGCACCTGCGGGGCCTTGAGGGCCTGTGGGACCTGTAACACCTATTACTCCTTGTATTCCTGTAGGACCTTGAGGACCTGTTACTCCAATTGGTCCTGTAAGACCTTGGACTCCTTGTGGACCGGCAGGACCTGCGAGACCTTGAGGGCCTTGAAGACCTGTGACACCTTGAGGACCTTGAATACCTTGTGAACCGGCAGGACCTATTGGACCTTGTGCGCCTTGAAGACCTGTGACACCTTGAGGACCTGTGGGACCTGTTGCTCCTTGAATACCTTGCGGACCGGCAGGACCCGTAGGGCCTGTAGCATTTGGTATTAACGCTAGTAAATCACCAACCAAGAAATTTTTAGTTTCATCAGCTGAATTTACATCAGTACCAATAAGCATATCACTTACGGTAGGTACTGTATTAATAACATATCTACTTATTTTTGCCATTTTTTTTAATTTAAAGTTAACAAATATAGAATCTTATCTATTAATCCTAACATCTCATCCATAATGTTTTGTAATTCTGAAGTATAATTTTTTCTTTCTAAATCTATAATTGAAAGCATTTCTTTTAAATGAGAAATAGCATCAGTATTTTTTGACTCAGGAATAATTATTTCAACTCTTTTATTACGACCAAAATATGCTTCAGTAAATGTATCAGTTAAATCAAGGATTCCATCATAATAAATACCTAATGCTTTGTGTTCTGCAAACGAAGTAGTTTGAAGATGCGAAATATGCATTGCATCTCTTGATTGGAACAATGTTCCGATAAATTTACCCGGTGTCATATTAATTTTGTTTTTTTGTTATTTCTCCTGTTTCAATGTTTATTACAGCATCTTCGCCGTATTTTTCCATTAGTATCTTTTCGTGTTTTGAGAAAGTATCCTTAATACTATCTATATATTTTATTAAGCTTTGCTTCTGTAATTCTAAGTCACCAAGATTCATTTTAGCTTTAGAAAAATCAGTATTCATTTCTTTAATGTTTTTTAATTCTTCTTCTGTTGCAAATATAATATCTTGGATATCATTGTTTTCTACTTTTTTCATTTTGTTTAATTTAAGTTAGTTACAAATGTAATGCTTTTTTAATAAATATTTTCCAAAGTAAGGAAATAATAATTGAAAGCAACACCCCTACTAAAACTCCAAGCCAAAAGAAATTCCTTTTTGGTTGACTTTTTTTACCTTCCGCCTTAGCTTGAGCCTTCTCAACTATTCTGTCTTTATATATAGTTTTAATCTTTAACTTGTACTCTATTCTCTTCTCCTGTCTAGTCTTAGGGACATAAACAGTATTGTACTTAATAATAGTATCCTTAGTAGTTATAAACTTCTCCCATACTATAGTGTCATTAACAATAACAGGTATGCTGTCTAATGTTGTTATTCTTATGGTATCTCCTGTTTGTTCACAGGTATAACCTTTCTTAATGGCTTTGTTTAAATGGTATTGCGCAGAGCAACCATACAATATAAATAATAATGTAAATACTCTAAACATGTTTTATTTTTTAAAAAAATTATGTGACTTATCACTTCTATTTTTAGATTGTGATTGAGGTACTGTTTTGTTTTTAGATACATGCGCATTATCAATACCATCGTGGTTACCACTTGTACCATTTTTTCTATTAGTACGCTCTAAATCTCTTCGATATTTTCTACGTTCTTCAGTGTCATGATACTTCATGTCATACTTCACCTTCTTTTTCCTCGCTTCAGGATGTTCTTGATAATACTTCGCTGTCTTTGACTTTCCTGTCTTTGTGCCGGCTAAAAAATTTCTCATTTTCCTTGTCTTGAATAAGTTTTCTTGTAATTTTTACTTGACTTTAATTTAGAAGTTTTACTTTTTGCATGTACGTTTGTACGCTTAACTTTAGGTTTAACCTTTTTTGTTATATCTAATTTTATCTTAGCCATTATTCTTTTATTTCAAAGTGCATAAAATCGTAATTCTTTTCACGACCTAAAGATATAAAGCCATGCTTGTAAAAAATATCTATCATTGCTTTGTATTCAGGTCTAGCAAATCTTGCAGTTTTCGATGATTCTTTGAGAAGATTTCTTGCAGGGTCTAAATCTATTGCTATACCCCATGAATGCATAGACAAAGCATTACCACCTCTCATCTTCCTGTAGTTAAAACAACCACCAAATAAATCTATTCCCAACTCCTTAATCTTATCATATCCATATACAGATAGTAGTTCATTGAATACCGCTATGAAATTATCTGCCACTAGTTTATGACACATAATAGAATTTACCGAGCTATCTAAGTCCCAAGCAATACGCATTGGATAAGGTAGTTTAATTTTTACCAAGTATCCTGCACCTGTTACATTAGCTGCACCATATTTTTTTGTTACCTGTTGTGTTGTCATTTGATTTTGTTTATATCGTCTTTGATGTCCTTAGCCCTAGCAAACAACAACTTCATTGACTGCCATAGGTCTATTCCTTTCACTACTTTGTAGTTCTCATTGATAGACATCACTTCAATAGATGACAATACTAATGCTACTACCTTTGTCAACATAAATGGTACACTAAAGAATGTTAGTATGATATCATTAAGAATAAATCTATCTATTAAAAAGAACATTATAACAGTTACTTCATAGAGTGCCAACTTACTTATAATAGCAGATAGCTTTCTGCTAGTTATTTTTTCTTCTAACTTATTAGCTTTCCAAATTCCCGTAAAAGTATCAATAGCTATTAGTACTCCTATCATTATTAATATACCACTTATTGGTATAAAGAATGCAAAGCATATGGAGATAAGTGTCAATAGTTCTGATTGTATAGATATTAATAGTAGGGATATTTGTGTTTTCATAAGTCTAGTTCTTCAAGAGCTTCAGTTAAGCTAAAAGTTAAATAAAAAAATAATGTTACTCCACCAAAAACAATGTAGTGCTCTTGACCTTGAAACATCATAAACATCGAAGTTATATAACCCGATATAAAATATAGACTTGCTAAATAGTTACTTTTCATTATATAGATGTTATATAAGTATTCCATGCGGCTATAAAAGCTGTATTCTCATCTACCATACTAGCACCCATAGCATAACCTGATACTATGTGATCACCTATAACTCCATCTGCAGAACCTATAAGTTGAACATCAGATGCAAGAGCAGTAGATAATGCAGTCCTATTTTCAAATGTAGTACCGTTGTATAGTCGGACATCAGTAGCACTTGTTCTATGTATAGACTTAGGCTCTATTGTAGTTGTATAAACAAACGGCACAACTATAGGAACTAAACCTTGATTAATATAGTTATCAGTTGGATTACCACCTACTCTCATAGAGTTTCTAAGAGTAGAAGTACCATCCATTGGTCCACCTGTTATCTCATACGGAAAGAAATACCTAGATGCATTATTTAAAGTATAATTAGTACCATAAATAGTAGGATCATAAATTGTCTCAATGTAACTAGCACCACCTATAGTAAATCCTTGATTAGCATTGAAATTAACTGTACCCATGAGATTTGCATTAGGGAATCCTGACTTCCATTCTACTAATGCATCAGCTCCATTTGTCGCATTTGTAGCAAAGACAAATAATATATCTAACTTATCCCATACACCTGATGACTTTAGTTCTAGCATTAGTCTATTTTGGTCGTGGCTTTGATGTTCAGTAGTGTAATTTGCCCATGAATATACATTAAAGAAATATGTTTCATCATATACATATAAAGAATTACTAGGAGCAGATGTTGAGCCTCCATCAGCAGTTGCTGTAACTTCACAGCTTACCAAATAGTCAGCATCAGCATCCACTAAATTATAAAAAACATTAGTTTCACCTATTATAGGATCATTAGTTCCACCTAAATCAGGTTGTCTGTACCATTGGTAGGTATAAGTTATGCCTCCATATCCATTATCCCATGATCCATCAGTTGTTTGTAAAGTATAATTAGCTACTGCAACATCAAATTCTATAGAATATACAATAGGAGCTACCGTATTAATAGGTGCATAATTGTCTGCTGTGATTGTATTACTAGTAGCAGGTGTTGAACCTGTTGCATTCGTAGCTGTCACTACACAGGTAATTTCAGCAGTTGAATCAAATGCAACTAATTGATAAGTATTGGCATTAGTGCCTATGTTAGTAGCTCCCCTCTTCCATTGGTAAGCATAGCTAGTAGGTGAGTTAGTCCATGTGCCATTAGTACTAGTAAGTAGACTGTTTACTGTAGTATTACCACTGATTACAGGTAGAGTAGAATTAACAGGAGCAGCAGGAGCAGGTGGTGGACCTGATACTTTTGCTCCTTTTACTGCTATGTTTATGCCTATTTGCATCATCTACCAAAGGGCTACAATATCTGAAGCACTACCAAACTCAGTTACTTTTATTACCTGAATTGGAAGAAAAGACCCTGAAGGAACATTAGTTAAATATGCATAATCTCCACCTGCAGTAATAAGATCAACTGTTCCACCTGTACCAACATATAATACACATGGCTCAATTGAGCCGGTGATATTTGTGCCTGAATATAATGTATAAGTTTGTGCTGATGTCATTATATTTGCATTTAAAGTTAACTGTGTAGCACTATCTACTTTTACAACCATTGCTGCTGTTGAAGCTGAATTATTGTATACGGTATCTCCAACTTTAACATTTAATGGATTAGTCCCAACTGAAGAAAAATTTGAAAATGTGTCTACAAGTTTATTTGTAGCAGTTGCTGTTGCTGCACCTGATGTAATAATATTAGGCATTGGGATATTTGTATTACTTGAAGGTATAACACTTAATGCTCTACTTACCTGAAGTTTTAAATTTGGCATAGCTTATTTTTTTTTAGTATTTTTCATTTTTTTCATGGCAGCTTTCATTCCGTACTCCATGATCATTTCTTTTTTGCCTTCTTTCTTCTCGTGTGTCATCTTAGCTGTTTTAGAAGGATACTTTTCTCCTGTTTTCTTTTCAATAATTTTCTTTGTTTTCATTTTCTATTTTTTATTGTTAAACATTTTATTTACAAGTAGGTTAGGATTGTTTAGTGCTTCTTTTCTTTTAGCACATCCACAATCTTTACCTGTTACTTTTGAAACAGTATCTACTACTTTTTTAATTCCTGTTGCTGTTGTTATCTTTTCAATAACATCACCCATTCCTTTAGTCTTTCCCATTTGATTTTATTTTTTCACAAAGTTAAACAAAATTATCTTATTGTTTTTACAGAATTTGTTTTTGGATTGTATT